CATTAGTATCGTTCTCAACAAAATGTCGTGATAGTGACACCACATCATCAAGCAAGTAACTGTAACCACGAATTGATTTGTCAATATGTTCATCGAAACCTTCTTCTCTGTGTGCAAATGTAAAATCAACCATTATATTTCTCCAATACTTTCTCATAAACAGATGTTGCAATTTTTTCCATCATAATCGGGGGAACCATTCTTCCTATCCTCTCAGATTTCTGATTCCACTTACCTGTAAGCTTGAAATCATCTGGTAGTGATTGTATTCTTTTTAGTTCACCTAGTGTCAGCTTGCGTGGTTCAATCCAATGAAATGCACCAGCAGTTGTATCAGCACTACCCATTGCAGTTAAAGTTGGTGCTGGCGCATATTGCGACACACGTTTTAGATTGAAGTGGTGTCCTTTAGGGTGATAATCACCGCCAGTAAGAACCTTTTCGGGGTCAATTGGCATAATACTTCCTGTTTGTTTCCAGTATGCAGTATTAGTAAACTTCTCGGTTAGATATTTTACTTCTTCTTTATCATATTCTAAATCAATCATTACATCTTTTACTGGAATAGTCTCACGACTTGGTTCTGGAAATATGCTTGATAGGGTCATAAAGTTCAACCCTACAGCTTCAGCAACATCCTCACGAACCGCAATAAAGATAACCCTTGTTCTGGTTTGTGATACTCCATAATACCTACTATCTAGAACTTGGGCACAGACATCATACCCAATACTCTCAAAGGTTTTTAGAATCTTGTTATACATCTGACGAGCTTCACCGATAGTCAATCCTTTTACATTCTCTGCAATAATTACTTTAGGTTTGATTTCTTCTGCAATACGCAGAAACTCAAAAAACAAGTCTTCGATGTTTTCTACAGTCTTACCATCAGAATAATTCTTAGTCTGATTCCACCCATCACTATGTTTTCCACTGACCTTTTCAAGAGTGACATTTCCAAAAAGGTCGACTCGTTCTTCTTCGAGTGAATTGTGTGATAACTTACCCGCCACAGAGAATGCAGAACATGGTGGACTTCCATCTAGGATATCAATCTCACCTACACCGACACCTGCCGCATCTAAAAAGTCTTGGCCAGTGAGTGCTTTAATGTCTCCAGATAAAATTGGTGTGTCTGGATAGTTTTCTTTGTAAGTATTTACAGCTTCTTCAACGAACTCATTGACGCAAAGAACTTTACCACCCGCAAGACGGTAGCCTGTGGAACTGCCACCACCTCCTGCAAAGGTGGAGATAACTTTAAATTTTTCTTGTGCAGACGCATCATATACGTCTTTTAAATTATATGGTTTATATTTCATTATTTCATAAATCCTTCTAGTGTTGATGTATTATTTAGCATGCTCCAATCACGACAAATATCCATCACCCTTGTCCTATTTTTAAAATTGATTTCTTTATTATCAATTAATTTATCGAACAAGTCTATTATACCAGAATCTATCTGTAAGTTCAAGTGTTTTTTCACATTTCCTATCAATTTAAATTCATCAAACGCATTTCTTACATGGTGCTTTTGAAGGGGCTTATTCAGTTCGTCCCAACTCTTACTATAAAAGAATTGTTTAACTGAATCGTCAAGGTATGGTGTAATAAATATTTTTCTATGGGCATCAGATACTTTTTTGTGCCAGATATAATTTGCACACTTATCAGGCTTAAAGTAATTATCCCTAAACTCATCAAATAATTCTTGTGTGTGTTTGTAATTAATTTGAGCCTTTTTACTAATTCCATAGTATCCATCTGCAGCCCAACCTGAAATAACATATTTCTGTGATATTTGAGGATAAACATACAAAAAGGCGTAAGTACATTCTACACTTGTTTTAGATTTGCAACCAAGCTCGATTAGTCTGTGAAAGTCTTTAACTAGATTATTAGTTGGAATTATAATTTCAGTAAATTTCCAATCAAATTGTTTTGCAATTTCTTTGGCCTTTTCAAAATCGTAAGAGGTGTGAGTATCCAAACGAAAACTATATGCATGATTTTTTTTACCTAAGTTAGCAGCTGCAAAGGCTACTGATATAGAATCAACACCGCCAGATAGCAAGACGGCAATCTCACTATCTGGTGCGTTCTTTTCAATATGATTTTCTAAAAGGGTTTTAATCATGCAACTAATTGTTCCATATAATCATTCAAGCTCATAGTTCCCATTACTTACATTATACCAAGTTGTTGTTGGATTGTCAAGAGTTATTCTGAAATAATTTGAAGTTTTTCAAAAGTTCTATCACAGGATTCATTGTATAATTGTACTGCCCTTTGGGGTAAATGTCAAGACTTTATTTGATCGTTATATGTTTCACCAAGAGTTTGAGTTTTTGGTACTATGGGAAACTCTTTGTCTAAAGTTTCAAGATGATCTCTTGCAACTGCAAGATTAATTATTTCCCTATGAACAGCATCTACTACATTACTACTCATACCGACAGGAGCATTGCCATCTTTATAAAGTTCAATATTGGTTTTACTAACAGCTATTTCGTATTCGTATTTTTTTCTTAGTACATCAATTATCATTCGCTTCATTTTTTTTCCTTAATTAAATAGTATTTGTATCTTTGTCGTTTTTATCGTATCGGTCAATCCAATCAGACAAAACAAACTTCCTATTGGGATTTATATTAACTTTAAATCTAGTCAATAACTCCCTATTAATAAGAAAGGTACTTTTAGAATCTTTTGTTGTCAATCCTATTGGAACTTCCTTATATAATTTATTGTTGAAAGTAATATTAACAAAGACAATTGGTCTTTCATCAATTTTATCAACATGTTCTGGGTAAGACATACCTTGTAATTTACTTGTAAACTTCTTGCCGTCTTTTTCCCATCTAACACTTTTACCAGAAACATCAATTTTGTCTACAACAAACATAGACGCATTAGTTCCATTTCCTGTATCAAATTTTCCTCTAATTGGGCCGTACCCATGAACATCAATTCTTTCAGCGTAACCAGATTCTTTTATAAATGAGTGTCTTCTGTGGTTATCTTGGGTAATATAATCAAACAAACTTTTCATTATGTTTTCTGATTTAACCTTACCAATATAGGTTTCATCTCTTTTAGTTATATCATAAAGTCCAAAGTTTGAACCGAGGCCGGGGCTACCATTACATTCTAGGACATAAATTTGACCATCAACTATCGCATGATCTACACCTACCATGTAAGCACCAACAGAACGAGCTGCGTTTAAAACTATCTTATGTTCTTCTTTTGATAGTTTGTAACCTTCAGTGGTTGCACCTCTGTGTCTATTAGAACGAAAGTCTTCCTTTGATTGAGTTCTTTTGGTTGATGCCAAAACTTTACCATCAATTACTATTGTACGAACATCAAAATCAAATTTTAAGAATTCTTGAAGCAAAAGTGATGCGCCAAACTTCCAAAGTGATTGTGCAACAGAAACCATACTTTTTTCAGATTCAACAATTGAAACACCAATACCCTGTGTTCCTGTAATTGTTTTCATAATCGCAGGAAAATTACCACCTAGTCTTTCGTGTGCGGCAAGCAATCCCTTTTCATTTGAAATAAGAGCAGTTCTTGGTGTTGGAATATTATCTCTTTCAAAAGAAATATATGCAGACATTTTGTTATCACAAGTCAACATACTATCTCTAGTGTTTATCATAAATGCACCGGCATTTTGGAATGTAGATAATATTGCTAATCCGGTTTCGTCTTTTAGAGCTCCTGCACGAACAAAACAAATGGTTTTTGAAAGTTCAAGTTTAGCTTCGGTATCTTCACCATCAATGTTTGATATGTGCAAAGTACCTTTATCTAAGTCATTTTTTGAAACCCAAGCATCTTCAATGTTAATAATATGACAAGTAATGTTTCTTTTTGCACATTCTTTGTCAATCATATTACTAACATTAGTTTTGTTGTCAGCATCAACCTTTGTCAAAACAACAACTTGAATTTCACTTCTTGTTACTTGTTCTGTAATAAATGTCTTAAATTGTTCCAAGTTAACTCTCTCTCTTTTTGCCTATATTGTATTTAGTTTCAAGAGTCCATTCATCTTTTTCTTTGAATGAAATAATTTTAATTTGACTAAGAGGAGCAATAGGTTCTAAATCTCCCTTAATGTCTACCAATCCCCAATCTCCTAATAACTTTGAGATTGTGTTACGCCTTGCAATATCATTTTCTGATAAATTAGTTTGTTTGCCGTCCAATGCAAACAATTCTTTAAAGTGTACAATAAAGTATTTACCTTGTTTGTGTAGGATATGACAGGATTGATATAGTATTTTTTCTTTTCTTGAAGCAACGCCAATACGAGATAGAGTCTCTCGTACTTTTAAAAAATCGTCTGGTTCTTTCAGTACGACTTCAAGCATATGCTCCTGTTTCCAGTTAATGCTTTCCATTTCTTCCACCTTTATTCAAACTATCTTTGATAGCCTTTATCTGTTCATCATTAAGTATTTTAAGAGCAGACTTTGCCTTTTCATTATTATAACCATAATACTCTTTAACATACTCTAGATCGTCTATTTTACTCGCCTTCAGCCAAGGAGTAAATCTTTTCCTTGCTCTTAGACTATTTAGAAGAAAATCAAATTGAAGTTTATGGTCAAGGTGGCAGTTAACATTCATTTCATTAACAAGATGAATGGTGTCTAGAAATGGAGCCAGACATTTATTTACAATGTATGGGGGATATTTCTTTTCCCACATTTCATCTTCTGAATCCATCAGAGGTGTTTTATCTGTATTGATTTCTTTGAGGTAATCTTTTAAATCGTATGTCATTTTTTACCTCCAAATCTTGCGCTTAATAATTCATTTGCTGATGCAGACCATGTTTCTGTAAATGATGGTGTAAATGCAAATTCTCTTTCTGGCAAGTAAAAGTAATTGCCTGCAATGACTATTCGTTCTTCGTCAATAGTGCTTTTAGGAACACTATGAGTAGTATCTGATGTAAAAACTATCAGCTGCCCATCTTTAGGGTGTATACAAAAAGGTTTATTTTTAGAGTTTTTTTTCTTTTTGTCGTATTCAAACGCATTATCAAAAACTAATGGACTACTTCCTTTCGGTGTTTTTACACAATAGACAAAGCTCAGTGAACAGGGCAAATGAAAGTGTGGTATAGCATGTTCACCTTTACGATAAACAGCACCCCAGCAATCTAGCAATACATGTTTAAAGGGTTTCGTATCTTCATTTATTATTTCTGTGATTACATCAGTTAGCTTTACTATTAATTCATTTTCCTTATGAAACGACCAAGAAGTCATATCACATTTCAGATTTGTTTTATGATCTTGTAAATCGCCAGATGATTTAATCAGTTCTGCTATCTTGTCGTTTGGCACATTTTTTAAATTGTAAGTATCTAAAGAAGTTATTTCCCTAGTTGAAAGCTTAGTTCTAATCATTTAAACTTAACCTGACCCATCAACTCTGTCATGCAAGCAAGTAGATTGATTTCTTGGTCAGCAACAAAAGCAGCCTTGTATTGATAGTCAGCAATGATAACAACCGCATGAGGAATAGTACTAGCATCTAAGTGGTCATATAGACTATCGTAGATACTTCTATAAACACGCACAGCATCATTGTCTAAGCTCTGAACAATCCACTCACGAACCTTTGTAAACTCTTTGTTTTTAAGAGATGTCATCAGTTCATTAATATTTGATTCAGATAGATTTACCAGAACACCAGCATCAATCTTACCAGATACAGAGTATCGTTGTAGTTCATTCAACACTCTACGCCAGTCGGGGAAGAACTTATATACAAGTTCTGCAACAGGTTTAGGTTCAAACTCTACCTTTTCTTGAGTCAGAATTTCTTGCACTCTTGCAAAGAAATTGTTTGCAAGTTTAGGTTTCTGTTCGTTAGGAAGAAGAAATTCAATAACACTACAACGAGAATGTAGTGGTGGTATTAATCTGTTCTTGTAGTTACAAGTAAGAATGAATCCACAGTTCTTGTGAAATTCTTCCATGAAACCACGCAAAGCGGGTTGAGTAGATTGTGAATTTAGATAGTCTGCCTCATCTATAATGAGATACTTTCTTCCACCTTCAAGAGATACAGTAGAAGCAAAGTTCTTGATTTTTGTTCTCAGGACATCAATACCAGATTCTTCTGAACCGTTAATCATCATATAGGTCGCACCAATTTCTTCAAGCATTGCCTTTGCGACAGTAGTTTTACCTACGCCCGGCCCGCCTGATAATATTAGATTTGGTATATGTTTATCTTTAACAAACTCAGAAAATGTAGACTTTAATTCATCTGGTAAAACGCAATCACTTATTCTAGCTGGGCGGTATTTCTCCACCCATAAATATGTTTCCATTATGTAATATCCCTAACTTATGCTTTGTAAGTTGATTCGGGTTCAAGTGCAATCCAATATTCAACATCAGTATTGTTATTTTTGTAGTGACTAATATTCTTAGCTGAGATTTCTACATCATAAGTACCATCAAGAAGTTTCATGTTTTCTACTTTAAAGTAGAAGTTAAACTCTCCTTCACTGTCAGTATCAATATCAAGTGAATAGTTATTCGCAGTATCATTCTTCTTATCTTTTACAGTAAGAGATGAAACAGAACTATCTTTTTCCAAAACCATGTCAGGTGCGCCAATGGCTGCAGCTGCACGCTTTAGTTTAGACAAGTCATCATTGCTCATAGTAAACTTGACTTCATTAGAAGGCATAGTAATCATTTTAGTTGGAGTTGTAACAACAGAAGGGTCAGAATAAAAATACTTCATTTTAGTTGAAGGTTTAGTTTCTTCACTAATCATAACATAGCTGTCATCAAAATCTAAGATAGGACTTGAAAATAAAGACAGAGCGCCTAGAAATTCATTTAAGTCATAAATCGCGATTTGTTGGGGAAAGGTTTCTTCCACTTCAGCCTTGGCAATAATATTCTTCATTGCAGACATTGTTGTAATTGTATTTCCTTCCTTAATCACTAAATTTTGATTAATGGTTGAAAAGTTCTTCAACACAGAAGTTGTATGGTTACTTAATTTCATTAT